CGCAGGGCGAAAGGACTGGTGTAACATGGGATTTTCATTTAACGGAACAACCTCCCAGTCTATGGGACTTGCGACAAGAATTACAAACGAATACCGTATGCCGGATCTTAGAAACAACACGATCACCATGCCCGGACGGCACGGTGTATTTGATTTTGGAGAAACGGTATCCGAGCGAAAGATACTGATTTCCTGCTTCATTCCTCCGGGAAAGACAGACGAGCAGTTTCTTTCAAAAAAGGACGATATTATAGAATGGCTGAATCCGGACAACGGCCTCTGCCAGCTCATTCTGGACAAGGAACCGGGACGAGTGTATGAAGCAAGGCTTACGTCAGGATTCTCCTTTGACCGGGCAGTCCGTAATTCTTGCACCTTTGATCTGGAATTTTTCTGCCCAGACCCTTATGGCTATGCCATATCTGACGAGACCTTTGATTTTGCGGAAACCGGAACCTTTACCGCGTCTCGCGCTCTTGGGAATATCGAGTCCTACCCGGTCTACTCCTTAACTGGTGTAATTCCTTCCGGGACGGACTCGTATATCTCCATAACCACAAACGGTAGCGAGCTTCAGATCATTGGGCGGCTTGCCGTCGGAGAAACATTGATTATTGACTCCGATCTGATGACAGCAAAAGTAGTTGACTCTAATGGAGAAACCCTCCGAAACGGTCTCCCGCTTTTGTCGGAGCTGAATTTCCCGGTCTTAAATACGGGAGATAATACCATCGTGATTGCTGCGGTCGGTACAAGTACAACATTTACGGAACTGAACATTCAAGCCCGAAGCCGCTGGAGGTGATATTGCATGGCTCTTAAAAATATATTGAATACCCAAGATGCCTTCACCGGTGAATTCCCGGCGGCATGGGCTCCAGACGGTCTCTGGCGCTTTAACGAGTCCGAACCGGATGCAGATGATTATCTGGCGGATTCCTCCGGGAAGGATCGCAAGGCATATATTCATAACTGGAGCGGAACAACCGCAGATATGAAAACGGGCAATTTCGGTCGCTATTTTCAGATGAACATCAATAATCCTTCATCTGAGAAAACCTACCTGAAGGTAGAAAACGACGGCAGCATCTTCTCAAGCCTCGGTGAAACCATCGTGGTCGGCGGCTGGATGAAGCCTACGACATATTCAGTCGGCAACACCTATACTCCGATCCTAAATACACGCTATGGTTCCGGACAGCCGATTTTCTATCTGTCGCTGATCAGAGGAAAACCGAGGATTATGCTGTATAACTCCTCCGGTTCTCTGATCCTCGATACGTCTGTAACGCCATCATTCTCTTTGCTAAACGGCTACTGGTATTTTATCGCATGTGTGATTAAGCCAAATGCCAAGACGGCGCAGTATATCCTTGGCGATAAGAGCTCCGGCACGGTTTGGCAGTCAAGTGTGCTGACCTTTACCGGAGAGTTGAATCGTAGCTGCGTGGCTGACCTCATCTGGGGAATGCACGCAGACTCCTACTGGTATGCAGGCGGCTTTGATGATTGGTTCCTCGACTGTGATTCTGATCTAACCGCCGATGACCTTGCAGAATATTTTCTGGAATCGCTCTCCGCAAATGGCGCAGATCTGTCCAGTGATGTGGACGGCCTGACGACACCGGATGTTGTTACGCTAAAAGCCACTGACTCTGTCTATCCATCAAGCGGACAGCTCATTACCGCAGCAAGGGATTGTGGCGTGACAGGCAACGGCAGAGTTTCCGTTAAGGCAGATTACTCTCCGGGAGAGACTTCTATCTCACTTGTGGAAACAGCCACCTCGGACGACCTAACCACTTGGACAGAGTGGCAGGCTGTCGGCGCAAACGGCGAGCTGGAATCTCCTGCAAAGAAATACATCAAATACCGCGTTACGCTTTCTACCACAAATACAGCAAGGACGCCTACGCTGACATCTATCAGTCTGTACGATAATCCAAAGCCGCTCTATACCAAACTTGGCTATGCAAGACCGGTCATTCTGGACTCAGACGGGAATGTAGAAGCTGTGCTGGATAACGCCTATGACATCATCGTGACCAGTGAGATCAACGGCGTGGATGAGCTGGAATTTAAGCTGCCGTTTCAGGACAGCAAACGCGCCTATATCGATAACGAAAAGACCGTGCGTATTGTCAGCGACACCTATCGTATCCGCACAATTACGGATGATAAGGAAGAAAGCGGCAAGGCCATCACAACGGTCTATGCGGAAGCGGCATTCTATGACCTTGCCTACTCCGTAAAAAAGGACGAGATTACCTTTAACGCAGACACGGCTGATGTGCCGATGGCTTATGCCCTGCAGGGTACCGACTGGGATGTGGGCACGGTTAATGTCTCCACAAAGCGTACTTGGACTTGCTCTGAGAAAAACGCGCTGGCAATCCTGCGGGCAGTACAGAACATTCACGGCGGCGACCTGATTTTTGATAACGCAAACAGGATCGTGAAGCTCCTGACCTTCTCCGGTGAGGATTCCGGCGTGCTGTTCTGCTACAAGAAAAATATGAAGTCCATCCAGCGCGTCGTTGATACGACCAGCCTGATTACAAGGCTTTACGCCTACGGCAAGGACGGCATGACCTTTGCTTCGATCAATGGCGGCAGCGAGTATGTGCAGGACACGACCTATACTTCCGAAATACGAATTGCTACGCTTGATTGCTCGAACTTCACCAATCCGTATCAGATGCTTGAATATGCCAACATGCGTCTGGCGGACTATGCCTCTCCGCGTATCTCCTATGTGCTAAAGGCGATGGATCTGTCAGTACTGACCGGCTATGAACATGAAACATGGGCGCTGGGCGATACGGTCATGGTGAAGGATGATGACCTGAACCTGTCTGTAAAGACCAGAATCGTCCGTAGGGAATACAACCTGCAGGAGCCTTGGAATACGGTGCTGGAGCTTTCCACTACCCTCCGGGAGCTGGGCGATTCCTCCTCACGCTGGGATAGCGCAGCCGATACGCTGGAGTCTACCGATCTGATAGACAGTCAGGAAATGAAGGATCTGGTGCCGTTTAATCACCTGCGTAATTCCAGAGCAGATTCCGGCCTTACCTACTGGCAAAACTCCGGATTTGCCGTGGATGCAGAAAATGGCGTATCCGGCACGGCTTCCTTCAAATGCGAAGGTGCTCTTAATACCACAAAAAGTCTTTCACAGACCATAACGCCCGCCAACCGACAGTGCTATACCTTTTCGGCGCAGATCGCCTCCGAGAATCTCTCAAAAGGTACGAATGGACAGGTAGGCATTGAGGTGACCTTTGAATATGAGGACGGAACAACGGAAACACGATTTATAGACCTGATCTGAAGGAGGGATCTCTATGGCTTCATTTACACACGTGGCACAGGACATCTCTCCTCAGTATGGCCGCGTTACAAAGATCACCATCCGGGTATGCGTGACCGACTGCACCGGTACAGTCTATATCACAGATATGCTCCTACAGGGCGGCTCCATCGCTACCGGCTGGGTAGGCCATGTATCAGAAATTCAATGGACGGAGGACGGATAAATGCCGGAGTTTACACGCTTTACAGAGACAATTACAAAAAAGCAGGATAAGCGCGTCGTAAACATTATGGTAAAGCCAACCGTCATAGATTGCACCGGTTCGGTCTGGTTTACCGACCTGATGCTGCAGGAAGGCGATAAAGTCACAGGCTTTGTCATCAACACCGAAACACTTCTGGAAAAATACGATGGCGATGATGCTACAGACGGAAAGAGGTTTTATAACGGTATCGTCCGCTCTGCTGCGACCTGCATTATCTATAACCTCGGTTCCACTGCCGCCGGTCTCGACTACAAGGTCTATCCGATTCAGGCAATGGCCGCCGGGAGTATTTCGCTTGCGCTGGGTGAAGGTGCTCATACGGCGACCTTCAAAGCTGCCGCAGCTGCCGGTGATGAATTTGACCTTTTTGCTTCTACAAGGGAATGTCTAAAAAACGGCGCAGCAACAGCCAAGGACGGCTTTTTCCAATACTCTGCTGCCGGTGACAGCAAGCACCCGATTACTGTGGCGGATAAAAAGTCAGCTCGAATCTATGTGGAATTTCAGGAAATGCAGGACGGAGGTGATGCCCTGTGAGCTATGATTATTTGAAAGGCCGAAAGTGCATGGTCTGGACATTCATGGGCAATTCCAGAATGTATCAGGCGCTTGCCGCATATGGAGACCGCCTCTCGCAGGTAGGTCTCTTTTCTTTTAAGGTATCTCGCACCGGTGTCATCACGGAAAGCGGCGTGGCCATTTCCAATATGCTGACTTACATCAACCGATGGCCGCACATCAAATGGCTGCTGACGATATCCAACGATGGAACAAACAGTATCTTTGCCGCTCTCCGGGATAATACGGACGGCGCTCAGGATACCTTTCTTTCAGAGATCGTCCGCATCATGGAAAAATATCCGTGGTGCGACGGCATTGATATCGACCTTGAAAAAGGCGACGGATATTCTACGCACGCTGCCTCTACGGCGATGTTTCGGAATATCTATAACACGGTAAAAGGCTATAACAGCAGCAAGCTCATGAACATCTGCCTGCCGGGTATGAATTCCATTAATGGTTCGGTCGGCGGCGAGAACTGGTGCGTTTACGGCGACCTTAACGCTTACTGCGATACGGCTGCCATCATGAGCTACGGTATGGCATGGGCGGGCTCTGCTCCCGGCGCTGTCTCTCCAAGGGACTGGCTTGAGGGCATTTACGACTATGCGGTTACGGTCATGAATCCGGAGAAGATCTTCTTCGGCCTTCCTGCATACGGCTGGAACTGGCAGATTTATGATCTCCCCGCAAACCTCGGTAAAACCTATCGCGGGACGTCAAATACCTACTACGCGGCAAAGAACTGGATGACCGGGCAGTATAACTTCACGGATGATGCCCCACCGCAGCCCTTCATCCCGATCCTCGCATATTGGGATGATTACGATATGGTACCTTGGGCTCTGCCGCAGGTCTACGACTTCATGGAAGGTAGAGATGCCACAAGCTATGAGTATCCGCTGATGAACGGAACCTATAACAGGCGGCACTACCTGACAGCCTACAGCAAGGAGCAGCACACAGAGTTCGGCACCATCTATGTGGACGCGGATGGAGCAACCAGTACCTACTCCGGCATCGTATCCTTTGAAAACGGTGTGGCTACTCTCGGTGACGCTGGCTCTGCCACCTATACCTTTTCCGTTTCAAGCGCCGGAACCTATGACATCGCCATCCGGCTCTGCTATCCCTTCTGGGATAAAAACGGCATCTATGTTTCGATTGATGGTAATAAGACGCACTTTACGGAAAACAGGCTCTGGTGGCCATATTGGAGGAGCACCTTCTGGGCAACGCTCGCCAGTAATATTTCACTATCTGCCGGGACACACACAATCGTAATTTCCGTGGATGTTAAAGGCGTACAGTTTTACGGCTACCGTGTTTGCAGCAGCTTTTCAGAAGTTCCCTCTGCGGGCAGTGCGACCTTTACGCTCTCACCTCGTCACTTTATCGATGTGGACGGAAATCAGTGCCAGCCGGACAGGGCTTTCAAGCTCACCTGCGAGATGCTCAGACGAAAGCCGGACTCCGCCCTTATCTGGTATGAGGACTTCCGAGATTATGGCGTACTGCAAACAAACTACTGGACGACGCTTTCAGGCTCTTGGACGGTATGGCGCGAGGATGAATATTCCGAAAGCCGCGTCTACTCCCAGCTTGACGGCTCCGGAAAGCTCGCATGGCAATACGACGGCTTTTCCGATATTCACCTGCGAGCAAGGCTGGCTTTTCCAGCGACAGGAAGTGGCAAGGCCGGAGTATTCTGCGGTGATCTGTTCTGCTGCCTGAATTATGATTCTCAAGCTGTGGAGCTTTATAACGGCAGCACGCTCCTTGGCAGCTACAGCCAGACCATAGAGCGGACGACAAATGCCGACCTTCGTGCCGATCCATCCATGTACACGGTCGAGATGCGTATCCGTGGAAACAAGGTGCGTGTCTATTCTGGTTCTTCCTATACGCTGCGCTTCACAGCTACGGTCAGCGGCTTTTCCGGAGGCTATGCCGGATACCGGTCAGATAACCGGACGGTCTGCGAGCTGCTCCGCCTTGGCGATGCATGGACTTACGAGCCCTACGAGCGCTTTGATGTTACCTTCCCGGACGGAAGCGTCACGCAGTATGGACGCCTTAGCCGCTCCAATGCCGTGTGGGATGATGAATTTCAGGTCTTTACGCTGACTGCCGATGTGGAGGAAAGCTCCACCAGAAGCGAGAGCATTTCAATGGACTATGACTTTTATCATTCCGGTCTTTTGAACCTCTCCTGCGGGAATGACTACAAGCTGACGATTACGCCAAAGGATATAAACATCTGGCTCTCACGGCTCTTTCTCGGTGACGCGGACGGCTTTTCTATCCTCTACTATCAGGATGTGGACAGCCTCGTCTACTGGGCAAATGAGGCAGCCTACCGCTGGAAACTGCGAGGCATCGCCATCTGGTCATTAGGCCAAGAGGATATGCGGCTCTGGGAGGCGCTGCCAAAGCAGATATAACTTCATACACGGATACAGTTCACGGAGCTGTCTGCAAGGCGCAGGCGGCTTTTATTTTGCACAAAGGAGGGATTTTCTCATGAAAGAATTCTGGAACACGATTCAATTTGTCTTTGCCGCTGTGGGAGGTTGGCTCGGCTACTTCCTCGGCGGCTGCGACGGGCTTCTTATCGCACTCATCATCTTTGTGGTCTGCGACTACATCACCGGCATCATGTGCGCCATCGTCGATAAGAAGCTGTCCAGCGAAGTGGGCTTCAAAGGCATCTGCCGCAAAGTGCTCATCTTCGTGCTTGTCGGCATTGGAAACGTCGTTGATGTTCAGGTGCTCGGCCAGCCGG